GATCTGCCCCGGCCCGTCCGGCGTCATCACGCGGTCACCGACCTTCATCGGCGCACCTCCTTCTTTTTGGCCTCACCTGAATAGGCGCTTCTCATCTCGGGTCAAGTTGATTCCCGCCAGGTCTAGCGCCCGCCGCAACAGATACAGGCTGATGCCGCAGGTCAGCCCGTCGCAGTGCTTCTTATGGTGCTCCGCCAAACGAATCGCGTTTTCCGTGATCGCCTTTTTCTCGCGTTCCTTGTTGGTCATGCCATCCCTCCTTTTGGCTGTTGGGTGCTGAGAGTATAGCGCAAGGCTATAAGCGCGTCAAGAGGTAGGTGACGAATGTCCTAATAGGGCGAGATCGGCTGATCGTCCGCGTAGACCACGCGGGCGGTTTGCTTCTCAGGAGCCGCCGCGCCCTCAAGCGTGTGGAGCAGGTAGCGCAGGCAATCCGGCAGGTGATCGTCCTTCTTGATCGGGTTCTCCTTGGCGATGTCCCCGGTCAGCGAGTCCGTCGGAAAGCTGTACTTCTCCATCTGATCGACGAGGTTCGGGCACCGGCCGCGCAGCACCTTGAGCCGCCCGGAGCGGATGAACTCCGTCACGGTAGCGACGCCCGGCAGGACGGGGTTGTTCGCCGGAGCGAGCGGCGCGATCCCGTGCTCCGCGAGGTCGGTCACGTCGGTGATCCGCGCCGGATCGTAAAGCCAGCCTTGCCACTGGCCGCGTTGCCGCGCCTTGAGATGTTCAGCGTGGACCCGCGCGGGCTGGACCGTCTCCGAGTAGTAGTCGCTGTAGAGGTAGTAGGTGCCTTCGTTCCATGCTGCGAAGAGCCCGCCGAAGAAGACGCCCGGATCGAGAACACCGTAGGTCGGCCAGTCGCCGGGGATCTCGAACGGCTCCACGTAGAGTTGCTCACCGAACTGCGGATAGACGAGGCCGGACGGCTTGCGGAACTTGCCTTCGTAGCGCATCTCGAAGAGCCAGTCCGGGAGCGTCCGCTTCGCCCGTTCGTACTCCTCACGCGGGTAGGCCGGATTATCCGTCGAGCGAAACTGGATCACCTCGTGATCCGGATCGCCGTTCTTCCACGGGAGGTAGATGTCGTGATAGTACCATCCCATGTTGGTCGGGTAACCGGAGAAGAGGATCTGCGCCTGGTAGAAGCCGGACCGCGCCTGGAGCACTGGCCAGATCATCGCTTTCATCTGCGACGGTTCATCGACAGCCAGCGCCTTGAAGTGCAGCGACTCAATGCGCAGGGGCTTGTCGGCAGAGCGGAGATAGATGATCGCGCCGTTGGGAAGCGTGTAGGTGTCGGCCTGAGCTTTGTACTCGCCTTCGAGCGCCGTGCCTTCGTAGTGCGCCCGGAACGCCGGGACAAGGGTATCGCGCACCATCGCGGAGGTCGGCCCGAGCGCGAGGTAGGCGTCTCCGTGGGTAGAGTCATCCCCGGTTGCGGTAGAGGCGATCCGATCCGCGAGCCAAAGCGGGACGAACCACGTTTTACCGCCTCCGGTACCTCCGAGTAGCGTGATGAAGCGCCTTTGCGATGTCAGCGCCTGCCACTGGTACGGGTAGAGGTCAATCGCTTTGCCGGTCGGTGTCTGCATCGTTTGCCAGCCGGAGAACTAGGGGCCCGCCGCCCTTGCCCGTGTGCTCGACGGCCTGCCGGTCGGATTGTCCGAGCGTGTTCTTGCCGAGCCAGATCATCATGGTCTTGTCGCCGCCTAGAGCGGCCTTCCACTGCACGCGACGCAGCGACGCCTTTCCCTCATCTCGCGCCTTTTCTAGGAGGTTGCGGAGTTCCTCATCCTCGGCGAGGCGTTGCCGGAACGTTCGGACGCTCATACCAAGGACGGCGGCGATCTCCTCATGCGTGCAGTTGATCCGTCCGAGGGCTTCCATCTTCGCAGGATCAACCTGGAGAGGATCCGGCCCCGGCTTGCCGCTTTCAGCGCCCATGCCAATCACCTGCCAGCTTCGGCTCAAGTCCCATGCCAGCGCACCGCTCCAGCGTCACGGCGACGTACTTCGGCTCGATCTCCATTCCGTAGCAGATGCGGCCAAGCTGTTCGGAGGCTACAACGGTTGTCCCGCTCCCAAGGAACGGATCGGCAACATCGCCTTCGTGGTTGTGGATAGGACGAGCCATGCACTCAAGTGGCTTCTGTGTCCCGTGCCCTGTCTTCTCTTCGTGTCCTCCACCAGCGGGATTCATTCCCGCGATGTCCCACACGGTTGATTGCGTTCGGTCGCCAATCCAGTTGGCTTTAGCGCCCTTACGGACGGCATACCAGCATGGCTCATGCTGCCAGTGGTACGCACCACGGCTCAGAACGAAGTGCGACTTGCGCCAGATGATCTGTCCACGAATCTCAAAGCCCGCAGCCAGTACAGCCTGCCCAGTTGCGATGATGTGGTCGCCGTCCGGCGACCACGCATAGAGGACGTTTGCTGGCCAAGAGGAGAATACATCGCTCCAATCCGAGCGGTCATCGTTGGCGACAATGCCGCGCTGCACAGTCTTCCCATCTCCGAATTCGCCACCACATTCATCACGCCACGTTGGATCGTACTCCACCCCATACGGCGGGTCAGTGACCATCAGGTGCGGCTCGGCGCCAGCGAGGAGAAACGCCACGTCCACCGCGTCCGTCGAGTCGCCGCACATCACCCGATGCCTGCCGACCTCCCACACCTGCCCGCGCTCGACGCCCCACTTCTCAAGCAACTCGGCAGCCTTGTCAATCTGCGCCCCGGGATCTTCGGCAGGCTCGCCCGTGGCAGGCAGATCAAACCCGAACGCGCCGGGATCGAAGTCGCCGAGTTCCCCCAACAGCTTTTCCAACACCCCATCATCCCACTCGGCGAGGATGCCCGTCTGGTTGTCAGCCAGCGCAAGCGCCTTCCGTCGCGGATCGTCCGTCTTGAGGTCAACACGCCGAACGACGACAAGCTCCTCGCCGGACGTCTCGATCTCGCGGACCGGCAGCCCGAGCTTCTGCGCCTGCTCGTATACAGCATTGCCGCCGATCACCACGCCATCAGCATCGACAACGATGGAACGGCCAGCGCCGAGCTCGCGCAGGGATGCTTCGACGGCCTTCTTGTTCGGCTCGGGGTGTCGCCGGGCGTTCCGTGGGTCGAGGGTGTAGCCGTCCTTCTTCTTGGTCATGGTCCCCGTCATTCTAGCGCACATGTTCGCGCTTTGGCAACGAAGGCACGCCAGAGCTTGACCGATTCCTTATCCCAGTCTGCCGGGTCTCCGAGCCCGTCAACCGCGACAGTTGTGGCACCGTGGGCCTCTGCGAACACAGTAGAACCGAACTCCGTCTCTGCGTATCGGGTGATTTCATCGATCCTGGGGTTGCGTATCGTGAAGGCAGGGATCCAGCGGGTTGGTCGCTTGCGGACCCTGAGGAGATCCGGCGTGTCCTTGAACGGTTTGGGTACTCGGCTACGGTATACCATAGATTCTCCTTAGAATCCATCCTTTCAGTATGCGTAACACGCATAATAGAAGCGTAACGTTGCGCTTCTCTATGTCCGCAACAAGATACGCAACACGTGTTACGGTTCTGAAGTACACAACAACAGGGCACTTCCTCTTCTCGGGCGTGTCCTTGCGCAACACGCTTCGCATTGTTGCGGATCGGGACCTTGTTGCGGAACCGTGTTGCGCTTGTTGCGCATCACCTGTAACCAGCAAGAATAGGCTTATTGCTGCCATTCCGGTGTCTCCCTGGCTACCCGAGACCACTTCTGCCCTCGGCCTATCCCGATGCGTGCCACAAGTTCGTCGGCGAGCATCCGGCTCAGGGTGGTCCGCACAGTTCCTTGTGACACGTCACCAAGAGCCTCCGTGATCTCCGGAGCGGTTGCCGTGCCCATCTGTGCAAGTGTCCCCATGATCCGGTCCTTGAGGCTCCGAGCCGTCGCTGCCGATGTTACGTCGTCGATTCTGCCCGGCCTGAACGTTGTCGCCCCGTCCTCGCCGTGATAGATCGTGAGCCCGAAGGGACGCTCCCGTCGCCCGTAGTTCACCTTGGAATGGAAGAGCGCGACGCTCACCTGATCCGCGCCGTCCTCCGTGTCGCTGCGAACCTGCCAGACGGAACGGGCAAGCGCCGTGAAGAAGACACTCCCGAAGATGCTCGCGTTCGCGCCGCCCGCAGCGCCCTTGGCTACGTGGGCAAGGACCAGCGCCGTCGAGCCGAGCGCCCGCAGCGCCCCAAAAAAGTCGTTCGGCGGTCCGCTTGTGTTCAAGTCGCCGCCGGTTGCCGGGGCAAGCGAGTCGACGATGATGAGGTCCGGCCCGATCTCGGACGCCTGAGCCTGGATCTGATCGAGGTCGGCCGCGAGCGGGCGCGTGCAGCGCCGGTAGTGCAGCCCCGTCACCTGCGGACTACCCCCTCGTTGGATCGCCCGTGCCCGTTGCCGGAATGCCATCTCGTCCCCTTCCCAGTCGAGATAGAGGACGGAGGATGCCTGATGGTCGACACGCAACTCGAGATCGCCCTGAGACTCCCCGGCAAGCAAGAGGTGCGCCCACCACTCCGCGAGATAGCTCTTGCCCGTGCCGGGCGAGCCGAAGAGGACCGTCGGGTGCCCCTTGGCGATCACCGGGAAGAGGAGGAAGCCGTTCGGCTCCGGTTCGGGATCGTGCGCGATGTCGATCTCCGTGATCTTCTCGCCCTCCTGGACGTAGCGGGTCACTTCGGCACACAGGACCTCGAACATCGAATCCCACGGTAGCGGGGGAAGCTTGGCGCTGAGATCGTTGGCCCATTGCTTGCGCGTTTGCAGCGCCGTGAAGGTGAATTGCGCCGAGCGCAGCGCCTTCTGTAGGCCGGGCAGCATCGCCTCAATCAACAGGTGCCCAGTGATCTTTCCGTCCGAGTGCTCTTTGAGCGCCTTGGCCGTCGCACGAACGCCCCGGTCAAGCCAGTCGATCCGGACCGCCCGATTCTCCGTGAC